AAGGTGTTGGGTGCGAGATGGGGAATGTGTTGGTGCGAGTTAAACCGAGTTTAACTGACCATGAGATGTCGAATTGGCGGATTCGGGTGATGCGGGCGAAAAAAAACCCCGCAGAGCCGAAGCCCTGCGGGGTGAAGTGCATTGTCTAATTACTTAGAACCTGCGGGTACTGCGTACTTGACCTTAGCCTTGAACCACTTGGTCGCCCATGCTTGCAGTTCAACGCTTGCCTGCTTGAGATCATTCTTGTAGCACGCGTTATAACATCTTTGCCCATGATCTTGGACAATCTCTTGTACAGTCTTTTTGTTCTTAGTTCCAGACTGTCTTTTGTTCGGATCTTTGTTCGCGTGTTTGCCTGCTACTTCGTCAACGCACCATGCAAGAAATTTATTCCAACGCGTACCGGCATTGGGAGTTTCAGACTTGATGCGATCCGCTTGTGATGCATCAATGGCGTCAACTTTTAACTCACCACGCGAGCCATTGATTGATACTGTTACATTCAAACCTTTTGATGCATAGTGCGCTTTGTAAAATATAACCTTTGGCTGTAAGCGCAGAGTCTTATCGTCATGGAACTTAGAACCATAAGACTGTTTACACTCACCAAAGAAGTTTAGACGCGCGGCACTAACCGCATCGCCTGCAACATCTTCGGCATTGTGCGCGTTGACCAACGCATTAGCACTATCGGTCAACTTCTTGACACGCGCAGTACTTGCAACCGCATCGGACACTTTTGAAAACTGTGGGACACGAACTACGCGTGGGCTCTTTACTGCAACTTCTTTCTTGGCGTTTTTAGCCATGATTGCACATCTCCTGTTGAGTTGAATTAAACTCGGTTTAACTCGAATCGAATCGCACCGAGCAAGGCAAGCAAACACGCTTCCCTCATACCTAGTGAATTCCTAGCCCCAATCGCGGATCAAGTTGTTGCCACAGCGCACCCCACCGCACGGGGGAGTCCGCCTTAGCGTTGTGTGTCGGGTCCCATCCCACTACACAGTAATCCGCACAAACAATATTAATTTTTTGACGTTCTAATAAGTTAGTATGCACTAACCCCCCCCCCCCCTCATCCTGCAGACCCACCCCCCTTCATTTTGCTTACCTCCCCCACCCCCGGGGGCCATATATTTTTTCGCAACTTTTTACGGATGCTAAATACTGCTTTAATGTGGAGAGTGGTATGAAAATAGTCTTTAAGATTAGGGTAAAAACTTGGTTGATTAGTTTGGTTATGTTGTTTTAGACTTTAGGCGTGGGGGCGCCTCTTTGACGATTAGAGGTTTTCCAAGTCCCCCACACTTGACTTTTTGACACTTTAGGGGTTACAGTCCGCGAATGCTGATTTTGACACCCGACCTCGAAATCCCCCTGATCGACGACAAAGATCAGGACTTCAATAAATTGACACTTCGAGAGCGTGCCGAAGTAGCGTGCAGAACGCTTGAGATTTTGACTGCGGCTGGGGCCGACTTCACAGGAGAAGAGCCACAAGACATGGCAGTAGCACGCGATGTGATTCGGGGCAACGAGGTGCTGACAGCCAAGACAATAAAACAAAACCCCGGTGCGCTAGAACATGTGCGGCGCCTCTTAACTGACTATGAGAACCAGGTTGTCGTTGAAGCGGCACAACTGCGTAACTACGTGACTAATAAGTTAGTCATAGAGTCCGATGACAACGACCCGCGTATTAGAATCAAAGCGCTTGAATTGCTTGGCAAAATTTCTGATGTTGGTTTGTTTACAGAGAAGTCTGAAGTTACTTACAAGAATAAGAGTGACGAAGACCTTGATAAGACTCTCGAATCTAAGATTCAAGAAATACTTAACCGCAATACGATTGACCTAGCCCCGGAGGAAGTCTTTGGAGACCCCAAGGAACGAAGCCCATTCATTGAAAAGTTTGAACCTAAAAAACCTGAGCAGTCTGAGCAGGATTGAAAAGGAACAACTTTTAGAAGCGCTTCTAGAAAAGGAGCGTAGGAAAACTGTTGCCAATTGCAAAGCAGATTTTCTTGAGTATGTTAAGCAGATGTGGCCCGGATTTATTTCTGGCAGACACCACCGAATCATGGCAGATGCGTTTAATAAAGTGATGCGTGGGGAACTTAAGCGCGTAATTATTAATATGCCGCCACGACATACGAAATCTGAATTTGCTTCTTATTTGTTTCCGTCTTGGTTCTTAGGCAATCTGCCGCATAAGAAAGTAATTCAAACTAGCCACACGGCAGAACTTGCTACTGGGTTTGGTCGTAAGGTACGTAACCTTGTTGATAGCGACAAATACAAAGAGATATTTGATGAAGTACAACTGCAGGCAGATAGTAAGGCTGCGGGTCGCTGGAATACGAACTACGGCGGGGAATATTTCGCTATCGGTGTGGGCGGTGCTGTTACCGGTAAAGGTGCAGACATTTTGATTATTGATGACCCGCACTCTGAGCAAGAGGCTGTGCAGGCAGAAACACACCCTGAGATTTATGACAAGACTTATGAGTGGTATACGTCAGGTCCACGACAGCGTCTGCAGCCGGGTGGTTCGATTGTGATCGTGATGACGCGCTGGAGTAAGAAAGATCTAACGGCGCAGGTATTAAAGTCTTCATTACAACGCAACGGCGAGACGTGGGAAGTGATTAACTTCCCGGCGATCATGCCGAGTGGCACACCGCTTTGGCCTGAGTTCTGGCCCCTAGAAGAGTTAGAAGTATTGCGTGAGCAGTTGCCGGTTCACAAATGGCAGGCTCAGTACATGCAGGATCCCACAAGTGCAGAAGGTGCGCTGATTAAAAAAGATTGGTGGCGTATATGGGAGAGAGATTCAGCACCACCGTGCGAGTTTATTATCCAGTCTTGGGATACTGCGTATACTAAAAATACACGCTCGGACTACAGCGCATGCACGACGTGGGGAGTGTTTTACCAAGAAGATGCGGATACAGGGTATAAGAAACCGAACATCATATTGCTCAACGCGGTGAAGGAACGGATGGAGTTTCCTGAACTGAAACAAAAGGCGCTAGAGCAGTATCAGTATTGGAAGCCTGATGCGTGCATCATCGAGGCAAAAGCGGCTGGTGCTCCACTTGTGTTTGAACTGCGGAAAATGGGGGTGCTTGTGTCTGAGTACACCCCCTCGCGTGGCAACGACAAGATCGCTAGGGTTAATGCGATTGCGGATTTGTTTGCCTCCGGTGTGGTCTGGGCGCCCGAGACACGCTGGGCAGAAGAAGTGATTGAGGAGTTTGCTGCGTTTCCTTCTGGCGAGCATGACGACTTGGTGGACTCCAGCACACAGGCGCTTATAAGATTTAGACAGGGCGGGTTTATACCTATAGACAGTGACGAAGTAGACACTCCGCTGGACATAAAGCCTAGGAGTTACTACTGATGGGGCAGTGGAGGAAAAAACGCTGGGTGCAGATCAGCGGGATTTTAGTAAGAGACCCGTTTGACGAGCGCCCCCTGCATGTAAGAATTAAAGAGTACGCGCTTTGGCGTTGGTATAGCGCTGTACGAGCGGTAAAAAACCCCGCACAATGGTGGAAGCGACGCAAACGCGTGCGCCAAATTAACCAGTATTTACTAGCCGAGGCTCGTAAGTACGAACAAAACCGACAGGGAATTTAAAAATGGCTATTGATAAAGCGCTTTATGAGGCTCCAGTAGGTTTGGCTGCCCTAAACGAACCCCCAATTGAGGTTGAAATTGAAGATCCTGAGTCTGTAAGTATTGAAATGGACGGAATTGAGGTTGAGATTGAGCCTCGTGGTAAAGAAAGAACCGGAATTAAAGAGTTTTCTGCCAATTTGGCAGAGCATTTAGAAGAATCAGCCCTGCAAGAGTTGGCTGAAGAACTTATTGGGCACTTTGATGACGACAAACGCTCTCGTAAAGACTGGGAAAAGACCTACAAAACAGGACTAGACCTGCTTGGACTCAAGATTGAGAACCGCACAGAGCCTTGGCCCGGTGCTTGCGGGGTGTATCACCCCATATTGACTGAAGCCACAGTACGTTTTCAGTCAGAAGCCATCATGGAGACCTTCCCTCCACGGGGTCCGGTCAAGGCAAAGATCCTCGGCAAGGAAGATATGCTGGCTGAAAAGGCCGCAGAGCGCGTAAAAGACTATATGAACTACGTGCTGACCGAGAAAATGGTCAACTATCGCACCGAGCATGAGCGGATGCTGTGGTCGCTGCCGCTGACAGGCTCTGCGTTTAAGAAAGTCTATTATGACCCAACGATTAAACGCCCTGAAGCCATATTTATTCCGGCTGAAGACTTTGTAGCACCGTTTACAGCGTCTGACCTAGAGTCATGTGAGAGATTTACTCATGTGATGCGTAAAGTTAAGAACGAGGTCCGCAAAATGCAGGTCTCGGGCTTTTACCGGGATGTAGAACTAGAGGATCCGCCCGATGTTGTAACGGATGATGTGAAAAAAGCGGAAGCCGATGCGCAAGGCATCGACATTATTAAGGATGACCGTTACACGCTGCTTGAAATGAACGTGAATCTGGATCTAGAGAACGATCCGTATCGCGCTGAAGGTGAAATTGAGATTCCATACGTCGTTACAGTAGATTACAACAGCGGTCAGGTGTTATCTATTTATCGTAACTGGAGTGAAGATGATGAAACATACAAACGACGCATGCACTACGTCAAGTACGATTACGTTCCTGGATTTGGTTTCTATGGCTATGGTCTTATCCACCTTATTGGTGGGCATGCTAAGTCTGCTACTTCTCTATTACGCCAACTTATTGACGCTGGAACACTTGCCAACCTTCCGGGTGGCCTAAAAACTCGTGGTATGCGGATCAAGGGCGACGAGACGCCTATCATGCCGGGTGAGTTTAGAGACGTTGACGTACCGAGCGGCAAGATCCAAGAGAACATTACGTTCCTGCCCTACAAAGAGCCAAGCCAGACGCTCTTGTCCTTGTTCGATAAGATTGTTGAGCAGGGTCGGGGTATGGCAGCGGTTGCTGATCTTAAGATTGGTGATGTAGACCAGAACACTCCGGTGGGCACCACCCTCGCAGTCCTTGAGCGGATGCTCAAGATTATGTCTGCGGTACAGGCGCGTATGCACGCCACGCTTAAAAAAGAGTTTGGGCTTCTCAAAGCCATCATCGAGGTCATCCCACCGGCAGGCTATGAGTACAACGTCGATCCGGATCGCATGATCAAGGAGTCAGACTTTGAGCGGGTAGACATTATTCCTGTG